CCCAGAAGGGAACTCAGCGCGGCTAAAGCTCTTTGAGTAATTTGACAGTGTCAAAATTATTCAAACCTTTCGGGTCGTCTTCGTATCGATATTTGAATATGCCCGCTACGCCACTTGATTGACTAGCTCGTTGAGTGTACTTCGCCAATCCTGAGTTAGAGTACTTAAGCTTATATTTGTCTAAGCTTGCAACGTACTTGACTAATTCTTCGAATAGAGGGTGGAACTTACAATTCTCCAATATGCTGATTGTTCTAAGGGAGAAATAGTCTTGACCTTTCAAGTCATCCTCTAAGAAGTCGGTAAAACGTTCCAGATATACAATCCTATTTAGAGCTCGATAAGTAGGATATATACCACCAATGATTCCATCTCTCATATAATCTTTATGGTAAAGGTTCTGTAAGTAGATCAGATAATCCTTCGAGATGTAACTCTTATCATCATTTACAACTAAGTTGTATTTGCGGAAGTAGTCTTTTAATGAGTCTGGGTCCGAAACAACGTAGGCGCCGTCGTCTCCTTGTATATCAAAATTGTCAGAAGATAGACCGTATTCAGTAGCTATTAGATACTGAGCGACAGAGTCAACCTCATTGGTAAAGGTACTGCCAGAAGGGACACCGTGGGGTCCATCGATAATACCATCAGGTGTAACTAATCCAATAGTATTAAATCTAGTGGCTATATCATCAATTTCTTCATGATAATCCGCTTGATATAAACTCTTGAAATAGTCAAAGGATGCCTTCTGCAGTGTGGTTTTCACACTAGCGTCATATGCGCTAAAGTCGATGCTTAATAAATACTGGTCGCTGGAAATGGCCTTTGTTACGAGATCACTCATTTTGCGGTTAACAGCATCGGGACCGCTCAGCGAATTTCGCCAGTTTAGCTTTCTTTGGTAGCCAAGAATAGGCTCGTAATACTGCATCTCACGCAAGGTGTCAGCCATAGGATAACCCCAAACGGTACGAGTTTTACGCTGTTCCTGGGTACGCGTGAACATAACACAAGGGTCTTTTCTGGATAACAATGGCGACTGCATTGTAGAGTAAATCTCTTTCACTTTCCCCTTCTTAGTGTAATAAGGTAATCCAGAATTTGTGCTATTTTTCAGAAAGCCTAAAGCTTTTGCTTCAGATATAGGTCTAAGGTTACGGCGCGGAACCTTGGATACGGTAGGAGGTGTAAATAATGTATCTTCCGCGAAGTACGAAAGAACGCCGTCAGTCCGCTCACCCCAAGGTGCAGCAATTGATCGGGGGCCAAACTTGAGCTTATTGGACTCCTCCAAATTTATTAAATCTGCATTCATCGCAGAGAGATTTTCCTTTACAATCTCATCCCAACCTTTTAAAATGTCTTCAGGAGCCTTGCGCTTGACAATTGGACTGGTAAGAACATCCTCACTGCCGCTCACTACTCTGCGCAAATTTGAGGATACGCTGTTCTCAACTTGTTTACTCACACTCAAAGTATCTAAGAATTGAAAGTTCATATGCTGAAATTTAATTTTTATATTTATGCAAATTTAAAATTTACCCACATCACTACTCTGCGC